TCAGTATTTCATCTTCTGCATTTCCTGCAACAAGTATGCCGGGTCGTTGTGGGACACGTACTTGTTGGCCGTGGTAGAGAAATTTTTGTGCCCGAGGATTGCCTGCACTGCAGTCTTTTCCAGACCGCACTCCACCATCTTACTACTGGCCGTGTGGCGCAGCGTGTGTGGATGTACGCCCTCTATATGGCATTCCTGCATCAAGGCCCGAAACTTTGTAGCCACGTTGCGCTTATCCAGCTTTGTGCCGGCCTTAGATGGAATCAGCCATTCACACCCGCTGTCAAGCATCCAAAAGGCAATGATCTTGTAAATGGGATCAAGGATGGGGATGATGCGGTTCTTGCCTGCTTCTGTCTTTTCACCGCCCTGCATGTACCGCTCTTTCAGGTGCACATCCTCGCAGCGCATGGAAAGCAGCTCGTCAATGCGCATACCGGTATAAAGCAGCACCATTGCGATTTGCGCCGTCTGCCCAAATTTCGGGTCGTCTTGTCGGCTGCTGATCCGCTCGATCTCTTGGGCGGTCAGGGTGCGTTCTTCCTTGCCTGTAGCCGCTGGGAGCTGCAAGAGCATAGCATAGTTTTTGTTTATGATGTCCTGAGCCATTGCCCACTCGCAGATCTGGCTGAAAAGCGTGCGCTGCTTTTCGCAGGAGCTGCGGGAGAGGCCCTTTTCCACCATTGCGTCAATGACCTGTTGATAATCTGCAGCTTTCAAGTCCCGCAATTGTCGGTCGTACAGCGGCGTAGCCTTTGCATAGGCCAGCTCATAACCCTTTTTCATGTCAGTGCTGAGCTTGTCAAATTTGGGCTGCGCTTTCCATTGGGCATAGGCATCCGCAAAGGTGCACTTCAGACGCGCTGCGGGGGTGTTCTGGGCGTTGTAAGCGTCCAGTGCTTGTACTGCTTCGCCTGCCGTTTCAAACGTCCCCAGAACGTCCCTTTGGGCCGTAAGCGCCACATACGGTTTTGCCCGCGTCCCGCTCAGTTTATACACGCTGCCGCTGCCCTTTGGACGGCGGCGCTTTTTTCTTTGCTGCGGGGCGGCTTCCGGCTGCTTCTTCCCGCACCACGGACAAAAAGAAGCACCATCCGGAATCTCCTTCCGGCAGCATGGTCTCACGCATTTCATGGCTTACTCCTTTTTCTGCCCGATATATCCGAATGCGCCATTTTCAGCAGCGGCCCTTCCGGCCTTGTAGTTGATCTTCAGGTCGTCAATGGGAGGGTGCGGAGCGTCCGGGCATGGGTCTAATCCCATGCTCTGGGCAAAGTTGTATTGGTCGATGATTGTTCCGCATATGCTGACCCGGTTATTGAGCGGGCAGTGCAAATTTGCAGCTATCTCCGATATGACAGCAGGCGGGCTGCTGCCGTGACTGCCTTTCAGTATGAAGAGAAGCAGCCTTTTTGTCAGTGGCGGCAGGCTTACCACGAGACGGCGCAACTCCGCGTTTAGCTCATCGTCCGCCTTTCCGTCATCCGGCACTTTGTACAGATCCGGGTGGGTCATCTCCATGAACACTGTGATGGGCGACACGCCACACGCCGTGCACCAGTCCATGATCTCGTCACTGTCCGGGCTGGTGCATCCTTTTTCCCAGCTCTGCACGGTGCGCTCTCCTTTTTCGATGCGCCTTGCAATCTCCGCTTGGCTCAGGCCAGCAGACACCCGCGTTTTTGCAAGTGCCTTTCCGATTTGGCTCGCTGTAAAATAACTCATACTTTCACCCCCATAAAACCAGTGTGTTTTTAACAAAAAATGGCGCAGAAAAAGTCTGCGCCATTCGACAAATTTTATCCGTATTTTGTTTTCCAACGGCGCATGGTAAAATCTGGATTATAAATCGTAGACGTGCACAAAAGAAAGGAGAAACGCAAAATGGATTTTGAGCAAAGAAGCAGTAAAGAAGTCGAAATGACCATCATCGACGGAATGCCTGCCAGCATCCTGACCGGCACCGACCACACCCCTGCACCCTGGGAGGAATGAGTTATGAAAAAGCTGTCACACTTTCGCACCCATGCCCGTGCCCTGCTGGCCTGCTATTTGGATATGACCCCGGAGCAGCAGCGCCTTGCTCGCGCTTACATTCAAGATAAGGCCCTGCCGGAGGTGCAAGCCCTGCGTAACGCAGCCGGTACGCCCGGCGGGGCGCTGGCTGCTGACCTGTTGCAAAATTTGCAACAACCTTGCAACCGCGAATAACAACGTGCATTTTTTGCACATTGCTCGTGCATGTCGCGCGTATCGTGCAAATACGCATTTTTTTGTGGATTTTTCCACCGAAAACAATGCTCGAATGGGGATTGACGTCAACAACCAACGGTTTTATAATATGGTTGTGAACAGGTTTACAGGCCAAGCAACTGAGATTTCTTTGCGTTGTACTCCGCTTCCGTGATGGCCCCCATATCCAGTAGCTGCTTAAACTTCAAAAGTTCATCGGCGGAGCAGGGGGCAGCCGGAGCAGTGCCCTGCGGCTGTTCTGGAGAGCCTTTGCAGCTCTTGAGAAATGCAGTCATTCCACCGGGATAAACCGTTGTCGGCAAGCTGCTTTCGCCCAGTGGAAGAGCAAAGTGGATAGATATGCTCTCTTTACTGCGGCCCTTGCGGGTCTCTGTTTTAGCGGTGGCAGCGCCCACGATCGCACCCACAGGCCCGGCAACGGCTGCACCAATCACGGCACGGCCAATACCACCCTTTGTCTCTGTCACCGTCAGATCGTCAGGCGCGTCAGATTCATAACAGGCGACTTCATCAAAGCTGTAGATCATGCGAGGGCCTTTATCACCACTGCGGTGTCCAATGCAAAACATCCGGTTGGGTTTGTCAATCGACACAAAGAGCGCGTCACCATCATAGATGGAATCGGTTTCTTTGAACGTTTTTCGGCGGCTTTCCAGTGTAGCCCAGTAGTCCGCAAGGGCAGCTGTCGGTTGCTTTGCTGCCCGGATGCCCAATTTTGAAAAGAAAAAGTTGCTGCACCCGGCACAGATCGGGCCGTCCGCGCTCTTCTCGCGGTTCAGCAGACCCAACTTGCCGCCGCAGACAGGACAGGCATTTGCCATAATAAGCACCTCACATATACAAAAATAGGCAGCCAACCAGCTGCCGAAAAGCTAAATTATCAAGGAAAACGCCAAAGGGGGAAAATAAAGTGCAAGAAAATAGCGCAAAGTTTGCAAGTTGTGGTACAATGGAAGAAAAAGAAAAGTGCCGCCTCAAAGCTTTATTTTCTTTTCTGTCGGCACAGGAAAAACAAGAGGTGCTTTCCTATGCGGAAAGCCTGCTCAACAGCAGAAAGGAGTAAATCTGTGGATAAGTACGAGATTGAACTAGGCCGGTACAAAACCAGAATTTTTGCTCTTCTGGCAACGGAAGCGTCCGGACTGCCCGGAATCAAAAGCGAAGAGTGCGCAAATTGCGACCACCGGTGCTCTCTTGAAATCGGGTGTTACTGCTTCAACTACGGATGCGGAAAGGGCAAGACCACGGAAGAGCTACACGAAGCATTTGACCGCGTTTGTGATGTCCTTAAAATTTCTGACCGAAGATGGTCACCAGCAAATCCAATGCGGCCTGAAGTATTTGATTCTCCCGATCTGCTCGAAGTTCTTGAAGATAGGCTTCTCCAGCTAGCGGAAGAGAATAAATGTACTCGCTGGGAAGAAAACCACCCACCCCGTCAGGAATGTACTCTTTGCGGCGCTCATCAATCAGGCCGCGGCCCTTCAAGTTCTGAATATACCGATTCTGGCCGTTGAAACTGAAATCCTCGCCGGAAATGAGACAGACTTCGTGCTGGTCCATTTTCCCGTTGTGCTTCTCCATATATAATAGGAGCGCCAGACTCTTTTTGTCCAAAAACTCAGCCATTGGAGTTTTCCTTCCTCTTTGCAACCTTAAATTCCATATACTCCAGCAGATCTGCACGGTCTGCATCGGTCATCTGACTTAGCAGCGCGTCAAACCTTGCATCCAGCCCACTCCCTTCACTGGGGGCGGGCTTTTCTTTTTGCTCTTCGCCGGTCAAGTCCTCCCGTGCAACGCCAAAATAGACAGCTAACTTTTCTAACGTCACTTCTGAGGGCTTCTTTCCTTTTTTCCATCCAGTTGCTGCCGCATTGGAAAGGCCTATTTTTTTCGACACGGCAGTTGGAGATTCTTGTCGAGCAGCACACAGCTTCAAATAGTTTTCGTAAAAAATGCTCATAACAGCACTCCGTTTCTGTGCATATCCACGAAAGCTAGCAAAGTTAGTAAAAAATGTTGACAACTAACTTCGCTAGCTGTATAATGCTCTTGTCAGTTGAAATAGTTAACAAAACACAAAGCCCCGGCGTGAACCCGCCTAAGCTGTTTTTACTTGTATTCTGCAACTACATAGTAACACACTTTGTAAACTTTTTCAACTGGTATTTGACACGGCGACAAGAAAAAATCTGCCTGCGGTTGTTTCACAGACAGACTTTTCACCGATTTGTCACCAGAACGCACTTGCACCCCGGCGGTAATGCAAACATGCGCGTTTGCACGTCTTTTGCGCCATGCGCGGCGTAAAAGTAACGCCGGGGCTGCAAAAACAACTTGCAGGGCTATGGGTACGCCGCTTCCTTTGGCGGGTCGGCACCGCCTTGTAAGCCCTAGCGCTTCACGCACATGCTCGTGTCTGGAACTGGCTGGCTCAAAAGTTTGGTCATCGAAATCACCTGCCTTTTGAATCAGCTTAACTAGGAGCCTTGAACAGTATAGCAAATCGGTGCGCCGTTGTCAATTTTGTTTCAACTTACGTTTTAAAGGAGGTGTGAAAGTGCCTGAAAAATGGACAGGCCGTTTAGTAGGCCGGATGCACAACAACCAGATTACAGTAGACGACGTAGCAAAGCATCTTGGATTTTCGAGAAGCTACTGTTCACTGATTTTGAACAGCAAGCGCAACCCTCCCGGCATTCGGGAAAAGATGGAAACTGCCGTCAGTGAGATCATCAAGGAAAAGGAGGACAAAACGGCATGAGCGAATTAAACAATCTCATCCCCATTAGCTACGACAACCCGGAGCGCCCCACGGTGAGCGGCCGGGAGCTGCACGAATTCTTGGAAGTCAACACACCTTATCGCATTTGGTTCCCGCGCATGGTCGAATATGGATTTACCGAGGGTGAAGATTTCAACCCGTACAAAAATGTACGAGTTCAGTCGGAAGGCAACCGAGAGGTGGAACGCACGATTGACGACCACCAACTCACCATCCCAATGGCCAAAGAGCTGTGCATGATCCAGCGCAATGAACGAGGCAAGCAGGCCCGGCAGTATTTCTTGGCCGTGGAAGCCCAGTGGAACAGCCCGGAAGCGGTCATGCGCCGTGCGGTGCTTATTGCAGACCGCAAAGTGAAAGAGCTGCAAAGCGTGAACCGCAGCCTGCTGGCCGAGAACAACGACCTGAAGCCGGATGCAGAGTATGCCCGGGCGGTGTGCGTGGGCAAGAACTGCCGCACCACTACCACCCTTGCCAAGGATTACGGCCTGAGCGCCGAGAAACTCAACAGCATCCTTCACGGCCTGAAGATCCAGTACAAGACCAGCGACGGCCAGTGGGTGCTATACGCCAAGTATAGCGGCAAAGGTTACACCAAAAACCGCAAATCCACGCCGTTCCAACACAAGAGCACCGGCGAGTGGGACACCAAGAACACCACCGTATGGACGGAAGCCGGACAGCGGTTCATTTATGAGCAGCTCAAGGCCGTAGGAATGCTGCCCAGCGTGGAGCGCAAGCAGAGCGTGGAGCAGATGGAGCTTGCCGCCCGGCAGCACAACCAGGGCGGCGTGGCGTAAGCAATATATTTTGGAGGTTACAAAGATGAAAAAAGCTACTACCAACGAGACCGCGTTTATCTTCGTCAAGCCTATCATTAAGGCCGAGTGCACTATCCGCATTGTGGGTGACAGTCCGCTTCTGGTGCATGCATGGAGCGAGAAAGCAAAGAAGGAAATGCTGCAGGCGCAGCAGGGCAAAAAGCTCTTGAAGAAGGACAAGGTCGCCAAGAACCCGGCGGGCGAGTGTGCCGAAGCTCTCTACTGGCTGGATGGCAAGCCGGACATTGATTACAGCGATTGGACGGAAGATTTGCTGCACCAGTACGGCAAGACGGCTCGCTTTGGCTTCCCGGCCTGTGCCGTCAAGGCTGCTGCCATTTCCGCAGCATACCGCATTGGCGCGATGAAAAACAAAGTCACCGGCAACGGTCTGTTCCATGTTTTTGGAATCGATGACCCGGAATTTATTGAAATCAAGACATTCGATGAAAGCAAGCCTAAGTTTGAGATGGCACAGGACGAGGTGAAAATCGGCATGGGCACCTCTGACCTGCGCTACCGCCCGAAGTTTTACAACTGGTACGCAGATCTGCGCATTGAGTACAACAGCGGCAGCGGCATGATCGACCTCGACAGCATCCTGAACATGATCGAGCTGGGCGGCGATATGTGCGGTCTGGGCGAGTGGCGCATCGAGAAGGGCGGAAGCTGCGGAAAGTTCCACGTCAACAAGAGCTTTGATTGATCTGGCTGGCTAGGTGAGCCAAGGCGGGCATTGGCATGTTAAGCTTCGGCAGGGCCGGTTAGGCGAGCTACGGCGTTGTGTGGCTAGGCACGGCAGGCATGGTTAGGAGCGGCGGAGTGAGGAAGGCTCCGGTTAGGTATGTTTCGGCTGGCAAGGTACGGTGCGTTCTTGTTGGACGAGACGAGGTAAGGTTAGGCTGGTTTGGCACGGTCAGGTTCCGCGAGCTGTGGCAAGGTACTTATGGAGTGGCTGGTTTGGTGACGTGTGTTGAGGCAAGTCATGATGAGGTACGGCTGGCGAGGTGAGGTGAGTTGGGTTTTGTCGTGCTTCGGCTGGCATGGAATGCCAAAATCAAAAACAGGAGGTTGCATATGAAAAATATTAAAGGCTATGCGTGGAAAAATGAGCGCACCGCAGCGCTCTACCACGCAACCGCAGAACAGGCGCATGATGCGTTTGAAGAAATCCGCAGGCGGGACGGCAAACTGACCCCGGCGGCGGTGGTGGACAGCGCAAGGCCGCAGGAATCGGTGCTGCATGAGGACTTCGAGTGGCGGGACGATGTTGCCGCCGAGAAGTATCGGCAGGGGCAGGCCCGCCAGATGGTCGGTGCGGTGCGCATTATCCGCGAGGAGCGCCCGCCGGTGCGGGCATACGTCAACGTCAAGGTGGTTTCTTCCCTGCCGCTGAAAGCTGCCGATTGCATCCTGGAAGTGGATGAAGAGCCGGAGCAGACCACCGAGGAAGAGAACGAGGGCCGCTGCTATATGCCACTGGAAGAGGTTTTGCAAAAGTCGGACCTCCGCGACCAGATGATGGCCGACGCCCGGCGGGATGCTCAGACCTACAAGCAGAAATACAGCACGCTGGCAAGCCTTGCAAGCATCATGCAGGCCATCGACCAGACGTTTGAGGAGGACACCGCACATGAGTGAAAAGATCATCGCATATAAGGCCATGGACAAAAATATGCAGTGCCGTGGAAAGCAGTACGAGGTGGGCAAGACCTACTATGAGGGCAAGGCCTACTGTTGCCACGCTGGTATGCATGCCTGCGAGAACCCTCTGGATGTGCTGCACTACTACCCGTTGAAGGATAGCCCGCGCTTTTTTGAGGTCGAGTGCGGCGGAAACGTGGATAAAAGCGTAGAGGATAGTAAACTGGCCTGCACTGAGCTTACGGTGAAAGGTGAGGTGAATTTTGCAGGGCTGGTAAAAGCTACGTTGAATGCCGTTTTTAATCGGGTGAAGGGCAAAGAGCCTTTTTCCAGCGGCGATTGCAGCACGGCGGGTTCCAGCGGCGATTGCAGCACGGCGGCAGCCACTGGGGCTTATTGCAGCGCAAAAGCAGATGGAAAAGACAGCATTGCCGTTGCCAACGGGTACGGGAGCAAGGCATGCGGCGCGATGGGCTGCTATCTCGTGTTGACCGAGTACGATGATGGCGGCCACATGATCTGCGCCAAAATTGCCCGCGTGGATGGCTCTGTCATCAAAGAAAGCGTCTGGTACACTCTCGAGAATGGAGAGTTTGTGGAGAGCGAAGCATGAGGAAGCATTACAACAAGCGTTGGCTCGAACAGCGTTGGGACGCAAGGCAGCCGGAGCGTCTGGAGCACATCCAGCTGAAGCGGCAGCTGCGAGTTAAGAAGGAGGCGAATGAGGATGAAGAACCCGGGCATGAAGATTGCCGAATGCGTCCAGATTCTGCGGGATAACGGTATCCAAAAGACCGAGAAAGTCCTCGGTGCACAGATTCAGGCGGGGATTTTCCCGGAGTGGTCAAAGCCGTCCGTAGGGACAAAAGAGCCTTGCCCCGACATCTCCCGCGCCCGATTCATGGCGTGGGTAAAAGATTTTTATTGTTTACCAAAAGTATACACACAGGAGGACCCGAAAGAATGAAGCTTAAATCTACTACTTACTACTGGTTGGCCGTCGTTTTGGGCGGCATTGGAATGGGCACAGCTATGGGCGCAGAGGGCACCGCGCAGACCACCGGATACATTTCCGGCACGCTGTTTGCGGTATCGCTGGTGCTGATCCTGGCGGCTGCCCTGCTGGCAAGGCTTGGCTTTGCCGCAGAGGACAGGGAGAGAGCCGCAAAGCGGCGCAGCAAGTATGGCAAGATCAACCGCACCCACGCCCGCAACCCGGAGTATCCGGAGAATCAGGAGCGTGGGGCATGAACTGCGAATCATGGGTCCGCGAAAAGCGAAAGCAGGCGCAGCACATGGCTGCAAGGTGCCGTAAATACGCCGAGAATACGGACGATATGGCCGAGCGCATTCGCAAGACAGCAGAGGCAGATGTTTGGAGGATGGAAGCCGGTGACATGCAGGGGATTCTGGCGAGTGCAGACGATGCAGACCACGGCACAGGTCATGGCCTGACGGTTGAGCGGCTTCTCTGCGCGTTCTACAATGTCAACCCGAGCAAGACGCAGCTCACGTTGAAGAACAGCAAAGACAGCGCCGTTATCGTCTCGGCTACGCACTGGTCCGTGGTATTCCTTGAGCGGTTCGGGGGCCTGATTGTGAACGACTTCGAGATTGACAGGCTCGGCGAGGATGGCTTCATCCACAAGATGACCATGTACACAATGGATGGTGTCCACCATGAATAAAGGAAAGCACTTCACACGCGTCTGTTTGGACTGCGGCAGGGTGATGGAAAACGTTGCGGGCAACCTACGCTTTTGCGCTTCCTGCATCGGAGAGCACCATATCCAATCTTGCAGGGATTACAGGGCGCGCAATGAAAACCCTGCCAGCGTCATGTGGTACACCGTCTGGGATGCCAAAACCGGCGATCTGCTGGCATCCGGCACGTCTGAGATGTGTGCCAGACGGCTGGGTTACAAAAGCGCAAACAGCTTTGCGTCTGCGAGCAGCCACAGCCGCAACGGCAGGCGTCGGGCTCGCAAGTACATTTTCGAGAAAGAGCGTATCCGACGTGATGAGGTGGACAGTCTGCCGCCGATACGCCGTAAAAAAGAAGAGCCTGCCCGTGCGCCAACACGGACAAGCCAAAAAGGTGATGAGTTTCTCCGCCCATCACCACAAAAATAACATAAAAAAGGAGGTTTTACAAGTGGCACTTTTGCAGATCTATGACGGGCTTGAAAACCCGCCGAAACTTTTAGAGCGGCGCTCTGCGCAGACAGTGGGAGAGCTGGTCCGACAGGCGGATGCGCTGTCCGAAAAGGAACACGCGCAGGGTTATCCTCGCAATACATACATCGTATATAACAACGATGGTAAGAGAGTTTATCAGAGGTGGTGAATATTTATGCAAGAAGAATTGACCGTCCGGGTGGAGCACACGGAACTGCCCGCGATCCGGTGGAATGAAGATGAGGTCCGGCAGAACCTGACCGAAATGCTGGCCGCCTACACCGGCCGGGTCTACACCCCGGACACCATCAAGGATGCCAAGGCTGACCGCGCCGCCGTGAACAAGCTGGACAAGCAGCTCAGCGATGCCGCCCGCAGCGCCAAGGCTTTTTACATGAAGCCGTTGGAAGAGTTCTTGCAGAGTGCCAAGCAGATGCAGGGTCAGTGCAAGGCTGTCTCCGGTGCCATTGACCAGCAGGTCAAGGCTGTGGAGGAAGCTGAGCGGCAGGACAAGCAGGATGCGCTGCGGGCTGTCTATGCCGACTGCATCGGAGAACTGCGGGAGCTTATCCCCTTTGACCGCCTGCTGGTGCCGCAGTGGCTGAACAAGACCTATGATCTGGCAAAGGCCAGCCGGGAGCTGCGCAAGAGCGTGGAGACCCGGCGGGAAGAGCTGCGTCTGATCCGGGAGACCTGCGGCGAGGACGCCGAAGCCTGCACCACCGAGTATCTGCGTGAACTGAATCTGAACGCTGCCCTTGTGGAGCATAGCCGCCGCCAGAATGCCAGGGACGCACAGCGCCGCGCAGAAGCCGAGAGAATGGCCGCAGAGCGGGCGCAGGCCACCGCTCCGGTCATTATCCCTCCGACCGATGAAGAACGCCAGATCGCCACAGAAGCGGCTCAAACGGCGCAGGCCAATGCAGCCATTACGCCGGATGGCAGGTTGGATTTCAGCATGCTTCAGAAATTTGCAGAGCCTGCAAAGCCGGCAGCCCCTGCCCGCAAGCAGTATCGTTTCTGGGTAGAGTTCACCCGCGAGGACATCGCATGGTTCAAGCAGGGAGCCGCAGAGCGCGGTTTCCGCTATGGTTCTATCAAATAATTTTGGAGGTATTTACTTATGGCACTTACTCGTCCCGGCGCACCCGCGCCTACTTCGTCCGTTTCCAATGCACAGGCTCTGGCAAACCGTTCCGTCCAGAACGCCAACCGTGCAGGCAGCACCGCTATGCAGGCCGCATCCCCGTCCGTGCCGGTGGAGATCACCGCTGCCGACGGTCAGCACTTCACGGTCAGCTTCGGCGAGGTTCGCAGCTTTATCTGCCCGCAGGCCACCGACGCCGAATGCAAGATCTTTTTGGAGACCTGCAAGCAGTACAAGCTGAACCCCTTCACCAAGGAAGCCTATCTGATCCACTACGACAACAAGAACGATGACACCGCCAGCACCATTGTGCTGGGCAAGAACTGCTATCTGCAGATGGCCGAGCGTAACCCGGCCTACGATGGTTTTGAAGCCGGCGTGATCGTCCTGACCGCAGATGGCCAGCTGCTGAACCGTGAGGGTTCTATCGTCTATGATGGTGAAGACGGCGGTGAGACCCTTCTCGGCGGCTGGGCGAAGGTCTACCGCAAAGACCGCACCCGCGCCAGCTATGAGGAAGTCAAGCTCAGCGAATACGACACCGGAAAGTCTCTTTGGAACGGCAAAAAGGCTACCATGATCCGCAAGGTGGCTTTGGTGCACGCCCTGCGTGAAGCGTTCCCGTCCACCTTTGGAGCTTTGTACGATGAGAGCGAGGTGCGTGTGGATGCCGAAAGCACCGCTCGTGAGGTGCCGCCTGAAGAACTGCCGGTGCTGGATCCTTACGCAGGTTCCCACCGTCACCGCAAGACGGCGGGCACCCTGATCCCTGCCCCGGATGCACCCTCTGCAGAGGAAAACGCCGATGATCCGTTTGGCGGTGATGATGCATGATCGTCCAGACCAAGAACGGCATCATGCTGCACGGCGAGATTGCCAAAGACCCGGTGCTCCGGGATGCCGGGCAGAAGCGGGTGCTGAAGTTTGACCTGAAAGCCAGCCGCACACAGGATGAGACCGGAAAATGGCAGAGCTTCTTTGTGGGCGTGAACCTCTGGCACGGCATTGACCAGTGGGACGGCATGCTGCAGAAAGGCGATCAGGTCACGGTTTTTGCCCAGAAGCTGAAAGAGCGGGAGTACAACGGCAAGATCTACTACGATGTGGACGCGGATGATGTTCAGCCCGGTGGGCTGGTGACATTCCGTTGGCTGCAGCAGATGATCGACCTGATGGCGCAGCCCGTCCCGCCGCCGGAACCTGCAGAACCGACAGCAGAACCGGAAGGCCTGCAGGGTGCGCAGATGTACCCCGGCGAAACGCTTGCGGATTACGCACCGCACAGCACTGCCGCGCCAGAACCGGCTCCATCTACCGAGTATGACCCCATCAACGAAGACGCAGAAGATCTCCCCTTCTGATTTCGCAAGCTGTGCTATCCGGCTATACGGGCGGGCAAAGGAGGTGAGCAAGTGGCAAAAGAAGAAAAAAAGTCGTTTGTAGCGTATCTGGATTGGTTCGACGCGCTGGAAGAGTACACGGATGCCGAAGTAGGACAGCTAATGCGGGCTTTGGCAAAGTACGTCCGAACAGGCGAAAAACCAACATTTTCCGACCGTGGAATGCGCGGAAATTTCCGATTCATGTGCAATGGCGTGGATTCGGCTGCAGAAAAGTACGAGAACGTCAAGCAAAAGCGCCGGGAAGCCGGAAAAGCCCGTGCTGCTCAAATGAAAGCAAGCTCAGCAAATGCTAGCACATGCTACCAAGTGCAAGCAAGTGGTAACTATAATGATACTGTTACTGGAACTGGAACTGTTACTGGAACTGGAACTGTTACTGGAACTGGAACTGTTATATCCCCTAACGGGGATATATATAATAGAGCCGCCGCCGTTGACGTAGAACTTTCCAAAATCGTCCAGCATTATCAGCAGGCCGTTGGGGACTTCCCACGCTCTGCACTGGACAAGCTGCAGAAGTGGAGGCAGGAGTACAGCACAGAGATGATCCTGCTGGCGATTGACAAGGCCACAGAAGCCGGAAAACGCTCGTGGAACTACATCAACGGCATATTGTCCGGATGGAAACGGGACGGCCTGCGCACGCCGGGGGATGTGGCAGCGGCAGAAGCAAGAAGGACCACGCAGAAAGCAAACGCCCCACGGAACAAAGCGTTCATGGCGAGCAGACCGCCAGAAGAAGCGGAAAAAGCCGTTGATTTTTTGAAAAATGCGGCACATAGACGACCAATCGGGAAGAAAGGAGAGCGACCACAGTGAAAAACCCTTGCGGCAAAGACTGCCCCGACCGGCACCCGATCTGTCACGACAGCTGCCCGAAGTACGCCGAGTACAAGCGTCAGCTGAAAGCGCAGCGCATCTACACCAGCGCGCACCACGCGGCGGAGCGGATCAGCCGTAACGATTTCGACAAAGAAGGATGGATGGGAGGAAGAAAACGGTGAAAGTCCTGATTGCCTGTGAGGGATCGCAGGAGGTGTGCAAGGCTTTCCAGGCAAAAACATTTCCGGGCGTTTCAAAGGCCATGTCCGAACAATGGGGGTAAAAAATGAAAACCGTACAGGAGATTATGGCTGAAAATGGCTCTTTAGCAAACATCGAGCGTTTTCAGGCGATGCAGAAGTGGGATTACAAGCGCAAGGTGGAGCACGCGCAGGAAATGGCCGAGGCATTCTACTACTGGGCAAAAGAGCACGACAAGGGCGTGCACCTGTCCGTGGGCGGTCTGGATTCCATCACGTTGCATTACTTCTTAGAGAGCATTGGGTTGCCTGTCACCTGCGTGTCCTGCTCCTCGCTGGAAGGCAAAGGCGTACAGCAGGTGCACAAGCAGATGGCGGCAGAGATGGATGCCGAATATAAAAACTGGATGGGCGATGGTGAAGCGCCGTCTTTCGTGTTCCTGAAGCCGCTGAAAAGCAAGGTGCAGGTCTTGCAGGAATTTGGCTGGCCGGTCATCAGCAAGGAAAAGGCAGGCAAGATCATGCTGCTGCAAAACCCGACAGAGCAAAACGCAACCGTGCGGCATGCTATCATCACCGGGGAAACTGGAGAATACGGCGGCTGGCAGAAAAACAGCCGGATGAAGCTGCCGCAGAAATGGCTTGAGCTGTTCGGCGGCGCAGACGCGGAGGGCGCGGCGCTTGGGTATCAGGCGGCCCCGTTCAAAGTATCAGACCGCTGCTGCTACTACCTCAAGGAAAAGCCCTGCAACGACTGGGCACGTGAACACGACAGCGTTCCCTATATGGGCCTTATGGCCAGCGAAGGAGGGCGACGCGAAAAGAGCCTGAAGATGCACGGTTGCAACTACTTCGGCAAGACCACCACCCGCAGCGCACCTTTTGCCATTTTTGACCGACAAGACGTTTTGCAGCTTGCGCTTGACCTAGACGTGCCAATTCCCGCCGAATATGGCGAAATCGCGAAGGACAGAGACGGCAAGTTGTACACCACAAAGGCGCAGCGAACCGGATGCACAATGTGTGGCTTTGGCATCCACATCGAGGGCAGACCGCATCGGTTTGACATTTTGCGGGAGACCAATCCCAAAGAATGGGAGTTCTGGATGAAGCACGTCTGCCGGGACGAAAACGGCAACTGGTACGGCTGGGGCCGTGTGCTGGACTACATCGGCATCGGCTGGGAAGATGTGCCGGAACAGGCCGTGCAGATGCACATTGACGATCTGATAGGAGGGAACTTGTGAAATTAACCCTCTACGGCGACCCGCGAACCAAGAAGAACTCTGCCCGCATCCTCAAAAACCGCTCAGGCGGGCGCTTTGTGGCCCCTAGCAAGGCCTACGTGGATTATGAGACGGACTGCCTGCGGCAAATCAAAAGGCCACACAGCCCTGTTTCTGCCCGCGTGAACGTGAGGTGCGTGTACTACATGAAAACCGCCCGCCGGGTCGATCTGGCAAACCTCATCGAGGCTACAACAGACATTCTGGTGAAAGCCCGCGTACTGGAGGACGACAACAGCAAAATCGTTGCCGCCCACGATGGCAGCCAGGTGGATCTTGACCGGAAGAACCCAAGGGTTGAAATTGAGATTGAAGAAATGGAGGAATAAAGCCGCATGAACCAAGTTTTTCTAGTTATAGGTTCAGCATTTTGCTACGTTGGTGGTTTCTGCATCATGATCTTTATTTTGGGCGCGATGACTGAGCTGTGCATCGAAATCTGGGACGGAAAGTTTAAGCAAATCTGTCTCAGATTTCAAATAAATCCGGCCGATGCTGCCTATTTTGCTGAAAACAGAAAAGACATTGAAGCGTGTCTTGATAAGCAGCGCGTTCAATGGCCAAAAACGGATACTGCGCCTTCTGGATGGTGGCGCTGTCCAAAATGCGATGCGCTGAATCAATACGTCAAAGACGACGAGTCGGTTGCATACTGCCGCTGCTGTGGGCAGGCGGTCAACATGTTTCTTTTTCAGGAGGGATACAAATGAACCACACATTGACACCTGACACCGACATGCCGAAGCCAGACAGAACCGATTACAGCGCCGTTAAGGCATGGCTGAACCGATACCGCGAAGCAGAGAAAAGATACTACTTACTGTCTGACCGTCTGGCCGAAGCGCAGGAGGCCACCCGGCACATTACCCAGAGCCTCAGCGCGGCCCCCGGCGGCAGCAAAGATGGCCAGAGCCTTGCCCGGGCGGTGGAACGCGAGGAGGAAGCGGAGCGCCGCGCTTATGAGCAAAGAGCGGTCTGCGACAGGCTGTTTCTTGAGATAAAAAGCGCACTTGACCGGATACAGAACGAGAAAGCATACACGGTGCTGTACAAGTACTATCTCGATTGCCTCACGTGGGACAGGGTCGCAAAAGATATGAATTACTCTCTGCGCATGGTCTATGTCTTACGGCGCAAAGCAATGGAGGAGCTGAGCCTTTAAGAACATTGCACTGTCATTACATTGCGGTTTCACTATCGCGTGGTGTAAAATTGTATCATCGGAAAAGCCAAAAGGCAAACCGATGCACGCAGCCTCCGAAACGTGTCCCTTCTTGGCATTTTCCTCCTTTTCTGCTTGCAGGTACCGGGCTTTGCTCTCTTCACGTTTCGCGGGCTGCTTCTATGCGAGATTTTGGCACGGCTCCATTCAGGGCGGCGGCTCTGAGTGTCTGGGGAAGGGCGCGCACCTCCCTCTCCGCGTGGTTCGAATCCACGGTTTCGCACCATATGGCGCATGGACTAGACAACCCGCAAGGCCGCACGTGCAACCTCCCGTGCCAAGAAAAGGCCTTAGAATCCTTGCCAAGGTGAAGCTTTCCTGACAGGATGTGCGCCAACCAACAGCCCCGGCGGCGAACCGGAGCTGTTTTTATATGGCCGCCTGAGCGCAGTTTGGAGCGCGGCGCGTGTGTGTAGACACGGCTGGTTCGATTCCAAGGGCGGCTTTTTTATACTCCGGTAGCTCAAGTGGTAGAGCAGCGGTCTCCAAAACCGCATGTTGCAGGTTCGAGCCCTGCCAGGAGTGCTTGCGTGCCCTATGAGGGGGCAGCGCAATAGCGAGGCATCCGGCCGCGAAAGTTCCGGATGCAGCAGCACCCACCGTTTTACGCCTGTCCATCAAACTGAATGCACGGGTGCTGCTTATATGCCGTCATAGCTCAATTGGCAGAGCGCCGCCCATTTAAGGCGGGACAACGTTGGTGACACCACGGGAACATCACTGCACATCCAACCACTGCGCACATCCATTCCGTGGGTGCCGGTTCAAATCCGGCTGGCGGCACATTCGATATTTTGACCGTTCGGATTTCCGGGCGGTTTTTCTTTTGCGCAAGTTTAGAGAGGTGGTGGCGGTGGCCTACAGCAAAAACAAAAGGATAGGCAGACCGCCCGTCTTTGAGAGCAAAGAAGAACTTGAGAAAAAAATCGAAGAGTTCTTCAAAAGCTGCGAAGGGAGCGTCCTAGAAGACGAAACCGGAAAGCCTGTTCTGGACAAATACGGAAACGTGATAAAAATCGACGAACGTCCAGAAACGGTCACCGGTCTAGCTTTGGCGTTGGGATTTAAGTCTCGGCAATCTTTGATTGACTATCAAGGAAAGGCTGAGTTTTCTGACACGATAACGCGCGCGAAACTACGGTGCGAAAGATACGCCGAAGAACGGCTCTATGATCGCGATGGAAACGGCGGCGCAAGATTCAGCCTGCAAGTTAATTTTGGTTGGAACGATAAGCCGAAAGAAGCGGAGCAGGAAGAGCGTCACGATGATGGTTTGATAAAGGCATTGAATGCTGCCGCAGACATCAGCCCGCCGGATGACGTGGAGATGCTGCCGGAGGAAGAGGACGACCATGCGGAAAAGTAACGGTTTTCGCTGGAAAGCCCTCAGCCAGCGGCAAAAGCAGGTCTTGAGCTGGTGGACACCGCAGAGCGCATACAGCGGTTACAACGGAATCATTGCAGATGGCGCTATTCGCTCGGGCAAGACCTTTGCCATGAGCTTTTCTTTTGTCCAGTGGGCTATGACCTGCTACAGCGGCCAGCAGTTTGCCATGTGCGGAAAGACCATTGCCAGCTTCCGGCGCAACGTGCTGGGCACACTCAAGCAGCAGCTTGCAGCCCGTGGTTACAACGTCAAGGAGCACCGGGCCGAAAACTGCATGACCGTCAGCAAGGGCGGCAGAACCAACGAGTTTTACTTTTTCGGCGGCAAGGACGAGAGCAGCCAGGACCTGATCCAGGGCATCACCCTGGCCGGGGCATTCTTTGACGAGGTGGCCCTGATGCCGCAGAGCTTCGTCAATCAGGCCACGGCCCGCTGCTCCGTCACCGGGTCGAAGTTTTGGTTCAACTGCAACCCGGGTAGCCCGCAGCACTGGTTTTATCTCGAGTGGGTGCGGAAATGCCGTTCCCGCAAGATGATGTATCTCCATTTCACGATGGACGACAACCTGTCGCTTTCTGAGGACATCAAGGCCAGATACCGCAGCCAGTACAGCGGCGTTTTCTATCAGCGCTACATTCTGGGCCTGTGGACGGTGGCCGAGGGCCTTGTATATGACATGTTCGACCGCAAGAAGCACGTCGTTGATGTGCTGCCGGAGCTGTCACCAAAGAGCAGCTATGTGGCTTGCGACTTTGGCACCCAGAACGCAACGGTTTTTTTGCTGTTCCAGAAGCAGGCAGCTGCAGACTGCTGGACCGTCACCCGGGAATACTACTACAGCGGCCGCGAACAGAAGCGGCAAAAGACCGTGGGCGAGTACGTCACAGACCTCAAGGCGTGGCTGAATGGCCTCAAGCCTGAGAGGATCATCGTTGACCCCTCTGCCCTGCCCCTGATTACAGAGCTGCGCAAGAATGGCTTTACCCAGACCCCCGCAAACAACGACGTTCTGAGCGGCATTCTGGACGTGCAGACCATGCTGCAGACCGGGCGGCTGAAAATTTACAAAGACTGCAAGCACACGCTGGAAGAGTTCGGCGTGTACGCTTGGGATCCAGATAAAGACGACACCGTGCTGAAGGTCAATGACCACTGCATGGACGCTATCCGCTATTTCGTGCGCACAAAGCGCCTTGTGAAACTGAGGGATTGATTTTGAGCACTGTATACACATTCCAGACCTTCCAGCAGGCGCAAGTCGCCGGAGAACAGCCTGATTTCATCCGACGGTTCGTGCAGCAGCACTGCAGTTCCGGACCCTACAAGATGGCGCTGGACGCCGACCTGTACGACGCCCAGAAAAACCCGGGGGCTGAACGCTTCGCGCAGGCTTACGCTTTGATGCTGAAACGCCTATCCAAAAACACCAAGCAGGACACCCCACACCCCGATATGGTCAAGAGCAATCTTTTCCGGCGGCTCAACAAGCAGCGGGCGACCTACTCCCTCGGAAACGGCGTGGTCTTTGCGGACGATGGCGTAGACAAGGGAAAGCTTGGGCAGAACTTCGACGAGCAGATCCAGAAGGCCGGATATTTCGCCCTGATCCACGGTGAGAGCTTCGGCTTTTGGAACAACGACCATCTGGTGGTTTTCAAACTGACCGAGTTCGCGCCCCTGTACGATGAAAAGACAGGCCTTTTGCAGGCGGGTGTGCGCTTCTGGCAGCTGAACCCGGACACGGATATGCACTATATCCTGTACGAGCTGGACGGCTTTACCGAGTACACGGAAAGCAAAATTGGCAGCACGATGCAGGAGACAACGCCGAAGCAGGCATACAAGAGCGTGACCGTCACCACACCCGGCGGCGGGCTGGAAAGCGTGGAGGGCGAAAACTACAGCGCCCTGCCAATTGTTCCACTGTGGGGCTCCGACCTGCACCAGAGCACGCTTGTGGGCTTAAAAGCCTACATTGACAACACCGATTTGGTGATGTCTGGCTTCTGCAATGACCTGCAGGACTTTTCGCAGATCTACTGGCTGTGCGAGAACTTCAACGGAATGACCGATGACGAGCTGCAGGAGTTCCTTGTCAAGCTGAATCTGTACCACATTGCAGGCGCAGACACCAGCGAGGGCAGCAAGATCACCCCCTACACCACCGAGATTCCTGTGACGGCCCGGCAGGCGCTGCTGGAACTGCTGCACACCCGGGTGTATGAGGACTTCGGCGGTCTGGATGTGCACTGTGTGAGCGCGGACAGCACCAACGACCATCTGGATGCAGCCTATGAACCGCTGAACCAGAACGCGGACGATTTCGAGGCTCAGGTCAAGCCGTTCATACGGCAGATCTGCGCACTGGCGGGCTTTGACAACGCTATGCCGGCATTCAACCGCAGCAAGATCACCAACACCGCCGAGCAGGTCGCAACGGTGATTTCTGAGGCACCGATCATCGGGCAGGACATGGCCATTGACCTGCTGCCCAACCTGACCCCGGAACAAAAGGAGCAGGCCAAGGCCGCGCTGATGGCTGAGAGCGCAACGAGAGAGACCGTAGGCGAGGAGGAGGACGAAGATGAAAAAAAACAAAAAAATTTATGATCCTCTGGGAAGATCGATCGATGTGATGCTTTTTGTCGTTGATTTTGCCGTTGTGGCTGGGTGCTTTCTGGCCGTTGCGCAGGCGATTGGCTTATGACCGACCGTGACCGCATCTCTACCCGCCAGTTGAATCGCCTGCGCCGCCGCATCCTCCGGGTGTATGGCACTGCCCGCCGGGAGATGCAAAAGCAGCTCACTGATTTTCTGGAAAAGTACCGAGCCTTGGACGAGCGCAAGCGGGCGCAGCTGGATGCAGGCGAGATCACCGAGGACGACTACCGCATCTGGCTGCAAAATCAGGTCTTTCAGTCAGATTTGATGCACGCCAAGCTGGACGGCATCACACAGACCTGCACCACAGCCCAAGAGACGGCCTACAAGCTGGCCCGGGACGAGCAATACAACATCTTTTCCTTTGGCGCAAACTGGGCTTTCTACGAGCTGGAACAGGCCGCAGGCGTGACGTTCGGGCTGACCCTGTACAACACCGAAGCGGTCAAGCTCCTGCTGAAGGAGAACCCCCGCATGGTGCCCAACAAACGCATCAAGAGCGAAAGCAACCGCACCTATGACGCCAGGGTGTTCAACCGCTACGTCATGCAGGGCATCGTGCAGGGCAAGAGCGTCCACGACATCGCCGTGCAGGCCGTCAAAGGCATGGCAGACACGGAGATCCACTGGGCCATGAACAACGCCATCACAGCCCTTACCAGCGCCCAGAACGCCGGGGCTTTGCAGCAGATGCGCAACGCCCAGGCTTTGGGCATCGAGGTCAAAAAGCGCTGGAACTCTACCCACGACTACCGCACCCGTGAAATGCACCGCCTGCTTGACCAGCAGACAGCAGAGCTTGACGAGCCGTTCAAGGTCATGGGTTACGAAATTCAGCGCCCCGGCGACCCCAACGCAGCGCCGGAGATGGTCTACCACTGCCGCTGCGTGCTGTCCTCTGCGCTGGGCAAGTATCCCCGGCAGAACGCCATGCAGCGGGACAATGTGACCAAAGACGTCACCCCCGTCATGGATTACACCGAGTGGTATAAATCCAAGGGCGGCACAGAAGCCGAGCAAATGTGGTGGGCGGAAGAGCGAAAACGGAGAAAGGAGAGCGGGAAATGATAGAAGCAAAAGAAGCAATGGAAAACTGGAACAGCGGAATTTCCGAGCTGTTTTCTATCATGTGCAAAAAAGAAGAACCCACAGCGTTGGTTTGCGATGTGGAGCCGTTAATACGAAAATGGAAAGAAAAGGTAAAAAAAGCAAAAAGTACGGCGCTTAAAGATTACGACGTACTGGATTCTTACGAAACGGCGATTGAAGAACTGGAAAAGTTTGCGGAAGAAAACAAGCTGTAAGCTCAAGAAAAAGTAAGGATTGGAGGGATGAACCGTGATTCTGCCGATGGAAAACACCGAGAAAATGATTTTTCCGGGCGTGGGCAAGTATGGCATCCCTGAAATCAAGCCGGAAACGGACATCCGCATTGACAAGTTAGAATGGATCCCGGTCAATTATGCGCTGACAGCCAAAGACAAGGCCACAAAAGGCGTGCATTTTTACAAGGACGATTACCAGTTTGAGCGATTCTGGAACAACCCTGACAAATACATTCCCCTTTTGAAGCAGTTCGGCGCGGTATGTTCGCCGGATTTTTCGCTTTACAGCGATATGCCGCTTGCTGTACAGCTTTTCATGCACTACAAAAAGCACTGGCTGGCTGCATACTGGCAGGCGCACGGCATCCACGTCATTCCAACGCTCTGCTGGTGCGGTGAGCAAAGCTATGATTGGTGCTTTGACGGAGAGCCTAGAAACGCCATCGTGAGCATTTCGAGCCACGGCACACAATCTGACCCATACGAAGCAGAGTGCTTTGCCAAACACTGCCGCAAGGCGCTGGAAGCGCTGCAACCAAGCGGTATTTTGTGGTACGGCAAGTGTCCGGCAGAATTTGACTGGAACGTGACCAAAATCAAGCCATTTCAATACGAGAGGAGGCATTACCGTGAGTAAAAGAGGTTCGGGCAGCTCTGCGAGAGCGGTCGGCGGAAGCGCTGATGAGCACAATTTTGAATCATTTGTAAATGGCCGCTGGATAACAGACGACAGAAAAGTTGAAGCAGAACGGCAAAGAAAGCTTGCGACTATTGTTGACAATTCGAGATATAAGAAATCACACAACGAAACCATTGACTTTGTAAAAAAGCAAGTTGGCGTTGACCTTAACAAATACAGAACTGGTGATGGTTCTGAACCTTACATGACAACATTTTGGGAAAAAGGCCCAAAAGTTGCATTTGATTTCAAAGGAATGTCTCGCGGCGACTGGGACAAGTTAATGCAGCTAACAACAAAGCCGTATGGCGTTACTTTTGAACAGGGCAATGCGTGGATTGGCTACATCTCCAGAAAGAAGAAAAAGTGAGCCATGAAATTTAACTACGACATCAAATTTACCGACCACACCCCGCAGCTGCATGAAGCCCTGGATTCATGGGCAGAGCGGGTGCTGACCATCTGGGGCATGAAGGTGCAGGACTATGCCCAGCTGCTTGTGCCTACTGGCACGGCAGACAGCACGGGCATTGAGGGCTACGTGGGCGGCGCGCTCAAGCAAAGCCTGACCTACGCCCTCGACCTCGCAAAAAAGACCGTGACCATCGGCAGCAATCTGTTTTACAGCGTGTATGTGGAGCTGGGCACGGGCGTTCACGCCACAAACGGCAACGGACGCAAAACGCCGTGGGTCTGGAAGGACTTCAACGGCAAGTGGCACTTTACCCGGGGCATGAAAGCCGCCAATGACGGCAAAGGATTCCTCCGCCCGGCGGTGGAGGAGCACATTGATGAGCTGCGAGAGATTGCGGTGGAAGAAGCGGAGAAGGGAGAATAACATGACAGAAAAAGAAAAACTTGAAGATTTGCTCACAATGCATTGTTTTCTCAAAGAAAGAGGACTTGCTATTGCAGAACAGGCAGAAAAAGATATTGAGGAAACCAAAAAGAAGCTCTTAACAATCGAGAGCTGCGGAGAAAAAGAAGCGCTGAGGAAAAAGTTTTTAGAGGAAGGAAAAGAAGCCACTAAAAACTTGCAAGCCCTTTGCGATTTGGTTTATGGCGAGGGTAAAGCAAAGGTTGAGATAACGGTATCGGTTGACGCGGATAAGCCGATATTCAGCAAAGAAGAGGTAGCTGTTATCAAAGAATGCTTGGATTTTCGCAAAGGAGAATAAACATGAAAAAGTTTTTTGCAGCAATTACGCTTTTGGCAGTGTTGCTTCTGTGCGGCTGCTCTGAGGCAGACAAGGCGAACGCCAACATCTCAAAGCAGGCCGACTATTTTAAGAGCGAACGCAAGATCACCGTCTACAACGCCCGCACGGACAAGGTCATCATGGAGGCCGAGGGCTATATGTCCATTTCCAACAACTCGGACAACGAGTTGGTCTGCACTGTGAAAATTGGCCCGGACACCTACCGCAAAAATTACATCTACCTCAACAGCTACACCATGTATGTGGTGGAGGACATTACCGGCACCCATACCGATCCGTACCACTACAAGCTCTATTTTCACACGGACGTTTTGCCAAGCGTGGAAACAAGGCCGTAAAATTTAATACTCAGCGGTTGGCGCACAGCGTCAACCGCTTTTTTATGCCGTTTTAGCTCAGTTTGGCAGAGCACCGGACTTTTAATCCGGGAGCCGTGGGTTCAAGCCCCACAAGCGGCACCACACCGGCAGCACGTCCGGCAAATAAACCTTATTGCCAAGCATGGCAGCCCGAGCAAGGGCAGAAAGGACTATCATATGGCACTCGAACGCAAGACTCTCCGGGCGATTCTGGAAGATGAAACGACCGACACCAGCGGCAAGCTCAAGAAAATTCTGGACGTGCTGCATGAGGAAACGGACACCTTGCAGAACCAGATCGATGAGAAGAACGCAGCCCTCGCCAAAGCCGAAAAGGACCGGGACGCAGCCAACGGCGGCAAGGAAGCCGCTGAAAAGGCGCTGACCGACTACAAGGCTCAGCAGACCCAGAAGGACACCCACGCAGCCAAGGAAGCCAAGTTCCGGGAGCTGCTGAAGGCCGCCGGGGTGCTGGACAAGTATGCAGACCGCGTTGTGCGGCTGTCTGGCGAGGATATCGACAAGCTGGAGCTGGACGATAAGGGCGAGGTCAAGGACGCCAAGAAGCACACCGACAGCCTGAAAGCTGATTGGAGCGACTTCGTAGGCACTACGACTACCACCGGCGCAAAGGTGGACACCCCGCCCACCAACACCGGCTCCAAAATGACCAAAGACCAAATTTTTGCAATCAAGGACGCTGGCGAACGCCAGGCCGCGATTGCTGCAAATGCCGACCTGTTTACAGGCGGCGGAAAGGACTAACACATGGCAGCAAAGACCAATCTGATCACCACTACCGAGATCACCGTCAACCCTCGGGAAATCGACTTTGTGACACGCTTCCAGCGCAACTGGGAGCACCTGCGGGAGATCATGGGCATCATGCGTCCCATTCGGATGCAGCCCGGCACCGTGCTGAAGAGCAAGTACGCCCAGGGCACCCTGCAGAGCGGCACCGTGGCAGAGGGCGAGGAGATCCCCTACAGCCAGTACACCGTCAAGGAGAAGGACTACGGCAAGATCACAATCGAAAAGTACGCCAAGGCCGTCTCCCTGGAGGCAATCCAGAACTATGGCTATGATGTGGCCGTGCAGAAGACCGACGACGAGTTCCTGTTCGACCTGACCGCAAAGGTCACAGACAAGTTCTACAAGTACCTGAACACCGGCAGCCTGAAGGGCACCCCCAAGACCTTCCAGATGGCTCTGGCCATGGCAAAAGGCAGCGTGGAGAACAAGTTCAAGAATATGCACCGCACCGTCACCGGCGTTGTGGGCTTTGCCAACGTCCTGGACGTGGCGGAGTACCTGGGCACCGCCCCGATCACCATCCAGAACCAGTACGGCTTCCAGTACATCAAGGATTTCATGGGCTACAACACCATCTTCCTGCTGTCCGACGGCGAGATCGCAAAGGGCAAGGTCATTGCCACCCCCGTGGACAACATCGTGATGTACTACGTTGACCCCTCCGACAGCGACTACGCCAAGGCTGGGCTTGTGTATACCACCGCAGGCGAGGCCAGCAACCTGATCGGCTTCCACACCCAGGGCAACTACACCACCGCCGTCTCTGAGAGCTTCGCCATCACCGGCGTGACCCTGTTTGCTGAGTACCTGGACGGCATCTCTGTCCAGACCATTACCCCGGGTGAATCGGTCTAACCTGCAAGGGGGTGACTTTGCATGACCGTCCCAGAGCTGTGCGTTTACACGCACAATTTTTTTGACCGGGCAGATGATCCCGTTGCCGGGGAGTTTGCTTTTGAGCCGGATACCGTGCCCGCCGGGGTAGTGCCGGGGCAGTATTTCCTCGTGTGCGGATCCATCTTCAATGACGGCGTGCACAAGGCCGGGGACGGTGATCTGACCGCCGAGACCTTCACCGGGACGGTGCAGCCCATGCGCGTGCCGCCTGATTTTGTGGCGCTGGCTGAAAAAATCGACGCATACGACAAGGCGCTCCCGGCCGGCGGCATGTATGTGTCTCAGTCCTTTGCCGGGTGGTCCGGCACGATGGCTACAGGCACGGACGGTCTTCCCGCAGACGGCAAGACCCGCTATAAATCCGAGATCAATCAGTGGAGGAAGATGTGACATGGTCAATTCGTTCACTGCATCCACCGTGATGCAGGGCTTTACCAAAAAATACCGCTTTCAGACCCGCAGCTATGAGCCGGACGGCGTGGGCGGCTTTGTGTCCGGCTGGCAGGACGGCCCCGAGTTTGAGGCCGTGGAACGTCACGATACTACCGTGGAAGCTCAGGTGGCGGAGCAGGCTGACACCGCCTCCACCTATACCCTGCTGGTCAACACGGGCGTACCGCTGGCCTTCCCGGACTACATCAAGCGGGTGGACGGCGGGCAGACTTTCCAGATCACCAGCGCGGCAGATGAGGGCAAAGCCCCGCCGGAATCCGGCATGGGACTGCGGGCCGTAAAGTGCAAAAAGGCGGTGCTGCCGTAATGGGACCGTCTGAGAGCATCAACCGGGCGCTGAACACGTTTTTTAACGGCTTTGGCATCCCGGGCTATCTGGAAGATAACATTCCTCCTGCCGCTTCCCTGCCCTATCTGACCTACAAGCCCACCATCCCCGGCGGGTGGAACGAAACGGCATCCTTCCACGCCCGGCTGTGGTACCCCAGCAAGGGCGGCAGAGCCCCCATCCTGCAAACCGAAGATACGATCAGCGCGGCCCTTCCAAGAGGTGGTTTGACTATCAAATGCGAGGGCGGCGCTATTCTTTTGGACAAAGACGATAAAGATTGGGCACAGCCACTCAACAACACGCCTGAAGGGTATCTGTGCGAACACCTTATTTTTGAACTTACACGGCTTATACCGTGAGTAAAGGAGCAATATGGGAAGAAAATTTTCCAAAATTTCGCAGGAAGCGTTCAAGTCCATGCAGTTCAATTCCGGAATCGTGGTCAACAAGTTTGACGTGACCGGAACGACCGAAGTGCAGGATGCAGACATTATCACCGCCACCACCGGCGGCATCACCGCGACCTGCAAGGCGAACTTCACCGATCTGGGCGCGGACGTGGACAACGCCCAGAAGAACACCGCAGAGCTGATGCAGATCGAGGACTACGACTGCACGCTGGCCTTTACCGCCCTGAACGTCACAACGGACGTTATCAAGCTGGCGCTGGGCGCTGCGGATGTGAGTGACAAGAAAGTCACGCCCCGTATGACGCTGAATCCCACCGCCAGCACCGGAGACTTCAAGGACATCTGGTGGGTGGGCGATACCATCGACGGCGGCTTTGTGGCCGTCAAGCTGATGAACGCACTGTCCACCGGCGGTTTGACCCTGAAGACGACCGACAAGGGCAAGGGCAACATCTCCGTCACCCTGACCGGCTGCCCCCGTCTGGGCAGTGACGTGGTACCTATGGAGTGGTACTACAGCCCCAAGGCCGCGGCATAAGGAGGACACCACATGAAATTTTTGACAGAGCTGCCCGATGAAGAGTTCCTGCGCCACTGCTGGCAGATCGCCGATGTGGCAGAGGAGGTCTTGGAAAAATCCAAGATCATGGAGCTGCGAAAGGTTCTGCCGGTCCTGACCGGCGAGGAAACGCCGGAGGAGCTGGAACAGAAGAAGAAAGAGCAGGCAAAAAAGAACATTCAGGCTATGGCAAAAAGCTTGCTGTTCGACAATGCCGCTGCCACTGCAAAGCTGCTTCCGCTGCTCTATGAGCCGGACGTGGATGAAAACGGGGTGGTCGAAAATATCGGCCCGTTCAAGAAGATGCGCGCGGTAAAAGAACTGCTGAACAACGACGATGTGATGGATTTTTTGCTCTGGTGTCTGCCGTTGGTGCTGGCGGGTACAGACGCCTGATTTCTTCCATCAGCCCGGACGCGCTGCGGCTGTTTGGCAGGCCGTACATTTTGCAGCACTGCCTGAACACTTTGCGGCAAGAGCGCATCACACTCAGCTATCAGGCGTACATGACGGACGCTCTGGCGCACCTTATAGGCGCGGAAGAGCGGTGGTACGACATGGTGGCCGGGCTTGTGGAAAACCGCCCACAGCCGCCGCAGCCGTCCGCTGATGAAGTGATAGCACGCATTAAAAATGGCTTGAACGGGGGTGATGAAGCCTGAAAATTTTTGAATTGAGCGCCACCCTCGGGCTGGACGACAGTGCCTACCGGCAGGGCATCCAGAATGTACAATCCGAAACAAAAAAAACCGTTTCTTCGCTGTCAGGAGAGTACAGCAAGGCCGCAAAGGCCGTAGTGGAACTGACCAGACGTTACAACGAATCGGTGGGCAAGACCGGCAAAGCGTCCTCTGAGACCAAAAATCTCAAGACCATGTTGGCGCAGGCAGAAGCACAGCTCAGGGCAACCACGACCGCGCTGAAAGCTGCAAACAACGGCATGGATGGCTTTGCCAGCTCCACGGAGAAAGCGTCCGGCAAATCTCTGGCCGGTGCCATTGCGCAGGGCACGATCATGGCGGGCGTTTTCTCGAAGCTTTACGCCGCTGCACTCAGTGCCACAGAGGGGTTCATCTCTTCCGGCATCGAGTATAACGCCCAGATCGAGAAATACACCACCGGCTTTACCAATATGCTGGGCAGCGCGGAAGCCGCCCAGCAGGTCATGAGCCAAATCCAGGAAGACGCGGCCAAAACCCCGTTTGATGTCGAGTCCCTGACAAAGGCGAACCAGTACCTGATCTCTGCAGGCGAGAACGCTTCCTATGCCCGCAATACCATCATGGCGCTGGGCGACGCGGTCTCTGCGACCGGCGGCGGCAACGACGAGCTGAACCGGATGTCCCAGAACCTGCAGCAGATCGCCAACACCGGCAAGGCTACAGCAGCCGATATCAAGCAGTTTGCTTATGCCGGCATCGACGTGTACGGCATTTTGGCCGACTACACAGGCAAGTCCACCACCGAAGTGCAGAAAATGACAATCAGTTATGATCTGCTGACGCAGGCTTTGCAGGCCGCTTCCGAAGAGGGCGGGCGTTACTACAACAGCATGGACACCCAGAGCCAGACCATGAATGGCCGCATGTCTACCCTGCAGGACAATGTGAAGCAGCTGGCAGGATTGCTGACCGGCGATTTATCCAGCGGCTTCGGCGTTGTAATCGGCAATCTGAACGATATGCTCGTCGCAGCACAGGAAGCTTACAAAACGGACGGTTGGATTGGTCTCGCAGGCGCGATCACCGGCCTGACAGAGCCTATCAACACGGCAAAAAACGCTCTCAAGGACTTCGCAAGCAAAGCCACCACATGGCTGGATCAGCTGAGCTATAAACTCAACCGTTTTCTCGGAAAAGCCGCCACAGCAGACTTCGATACCTACGAAGAGTACGCGGATGCAAATAACCGGAAGAGTAACCGTAACAGGATGCGGGAAAATGCATTAAATGGCATTGGCATCAGCAACAAGAGCTGGTCGGAGCGTCAGGCGGAGCTGGCGGCAGCCAGCGGCAACGGCGGCAGCTCCATTACAACCAGCCCGTCTGGTTCTTCCACAGGCAAAAAATTCAGATCCTCCGGCTCCAAGTCCACTACCGAAACGGTCATTTCGTCCATCTCCAGCACGGCTACCACCACCGCACAGAATGCGCTGGGCACTGTGACCACCAGCATCCAGACCCTTACCGAGAAGGTCAAGGACAGCTCCGGCAAAATCAAAGACCGCATCACCGAGACCACCACCACGACCGGCAAGGAGATGGTGAACGGTGTTGCCACGACCTTTAAGCAGGTCGAGACCAAAGTCAACGGCACGGTCACAAAGGTCACAAAGACTTATGACGACATGTCAAAAACGCTGCTGGGAACCTTTACCAACGTCTCGGAAACCACCTTTGACGGCATCACCACAAAGGTGCAGCAGGCGGTGGAAAAGTACGCGGACGGCAGCGAGCATATCAAAAAGACCGTCACAGAGACTGGCCAGCGCATCGGCGAGAACGGCGCGGAGACCTACGAGAAGATCATCACCTACATCGACGGCGTTCAAGACAAGGTGACGGAGACCTCTACTCTTATCGACAAGAGCGTGAAGGGCACCCAGAACCGCATTGACCAGCAGCTGAGCGAGGCTTCCGGCCAGCTGGATAAGGGCATTTTCGGGCTGGTAAAAAGCGCCTTTAGTGATGCCAAAAACGGTGACTGGGCAAGTCTTGGGCTGGATTTTGTCAATCTGATCTGGGGCGAAGTATCGCAGAAGCAGCGTGACGTGATCTCTGATTGGCTCAATAAGGCATTGACCGCAGTCAATGAAGGTTACTTCAGCGGCGGCATCGGAAAGGCATTTGATATCTTCCAGAAGCTTTTTTCTGACGGCGGGGTAAAATCCGATATCGACGGTGTGACCAATTCGGTCAAGGCTTTTGGTGAGATCATCGACGGTCTTGCAAAGTCCGGCGGCGTGGGAGGCGCTCTGGGCAGCATCGTGCAGAGTTTTTCCGGCATGGCTGGTGGCATCACCTCTGCACTGGGCACTATCGTGTCTTTCGTTGCAGCAAATCCCATTCTTGCCCTGATCCTGGGCGTTGGCGCTGTCGCTGGCGGCATTGGCCTTGCCATGTGGATGGACAAGAAGAATAATCAGAAGCCTGTCAGCCACTACCAGAGCCCCTTTGACAAAACCGGCATGTATGACAGTCTGGGCACCTTCTCCACCCGCGCAGCCCTGCAGTACCGCGTTACTGGCCAGCAGTCCATTGTTGACCGGCAGACCAGCATTCTGGAACGCATTGAAGGGATGCTGGACGAGCATCTGCCCGACATCGGCAAGGGTCAGGTAGTCATGGATTCCGGTGAACTGGTTGGCGTGCTGTCGCCCCGCATGGCGACCAACGTAGATGCACGCATCGGCGTGACAGTGGAACGGAAAGCGAGGGGTGCGTAATGGCAAAGCTTCTGGGGGCAAAAATCGGCAATTTTCACACCCTGACAGATTGGGGGCTGTACCTCAAGGTAGGCAGCCCTAAAATCGGCGCGGCAGAACCGGAAGAATACCTTGTGCAGGTCACCGGATCTGATTCACTGCTGAACCTGACCACATGGGACGATGGCAAGGTGCACTATAAAAAGCGCACCATCACCATGGAACTGCTGTGCAACGCGCCAAAAAGCAAGTGGCCTTACATCGAAAGCACCATTGCCAATGCCATTCATGGCAAGTGGCTACAGTGCCGCTTTGATGAAGACCCGGCGTGGTACTGGGAAGGGCTTTGGAAAGTCACACCCTCCCGCGACCGGCTTTCCAGCACCTTTACCATCACCGGCACCTGCAACCCCTTCAAGCGCAGCGTCTACGACGGCACCAACGACTGGCTGTGGGATGACTTCAACTTTGAAACGGACATCGTGCGCAACTACACGAATATCCCGCTCAAGGCGGGCGAGGACAAAGAGGTGTCCATCACCGGTGCACCGCGTGCGGCCGGCATCTACTTCCAGCGCAGCGAGACCTCCGCAAACATCGCGGTGTCTCTCAACGGCTTTGAGGTGGGCATTCTGGCCAAGTCCACCGACTGGCAGTATATTGAGGGCCTTACCATGCCGGACGGTGTGGTGGGCACCCTTGTTTTTGCTGCATCGGCAGACTGCAGCATCAGCATCAAGTATTTGGGGGCAAGCCTATGAGCTACAAAGTTTATGCTGGTGTGCAGACGGATGTAGACACATGGAAAACTAAGGTCTGTATCCACGATATCAGTGATATCACCGACACGAAAAAGCTCATCAGCCCCACGCTGACCCGCGAAGTGGGTAAAGCTGGCTCTTTTGAGTTTACCATGCCGCTGGGCAATGTGGCACACTCTGCGCTGCAAAAGCTGCGCACTACGGTAGAAGTGGAACAGGACGGCGTTTCCATCTGGCAGGGCCGTCCCATGAGCCATGAGCAGGATTTTTTGATGCGTCAGAAAATATACTGCGAAGGGGAGCTTGCGTATCTAAATGACAGCGGCATTGCGCCATACGCTGCAAAAAATGTGAGCTTTTCGCAATTTTTGGAATGGATCTGCGATAACCACAACGCGCAGGTTGACGCTTACAAGGCTTTCACCCCCGGCAAAGTGCAGATGGACACCCCTATGGTGGTGCCCTACATTGACGGCCTCAAGGTAGAGCAGTCCGGCTATCACTACGACTCTGACGATGGAGACCGCATAAACCACTGGACAATCAAAGACCCAGTCGATTCTACAGTCTCGATTTTTTACGAGGAAAAGGAGTATCAGTACAGCCCATCTTGCCTGTCGTGGCCGCTCAACGAGGAAAGGATTCTTAATAACCGCGTGATCTCCCGCATCGGTGACAACAATTTCCGCGTGCGTCTGTTTGCAGCCTATGTAAAGGGCAAAACGTACGATGCAACGGTCGAAGTGAAAAAAGCTGAAATCGTCTGCGGTACTTGCAACAAGAATTTTGGCACGTACTCCATTTATAACGTTGAGCAGGCATCTGAATCCAAGACTTTTAAGATCACCGAGCAAAACGGGAAATACATCCTTGCTATCAACGGCAAGACGGATCCCCGCTTTTTGTTTGATGTGAAGGAACCTACATACAGCTTTGGCGATGGAAAAAACTACGGCGTTACATGGAACATCTTGCAGAGTGAGCTGGTTGAAAAGTACGGCGGATATCTGGTGCTGCGCCATGCAGAAGATCCTGACGGAAAACCGCGCCGGTATCTGGACTATCTGCAGGCGATCACCGATAAAAACAGTCAGACGGTGGCTTTTGGAACAAATCTGCTGGATTTGACCAACTACGTCAAAGCAGAGGATATCTACACGCGGGTGATCGCGGTAGGTGCCAGAAAGAAATCGTGGCTTGTTTTTTCATGGGGAGAAACCATTACAGAAACTGCAAACGATCTGGCTGCGCAAAAGCTTTTTGGCATCATCACAAAAGTGATCTTTATTGAAGGCATCGAAAGCACGCCGCAGTCTTTGCTGGATGCGGCAGAGGAAGAACTTGCCAAAAATCTGCGCTATCTGAACGGTATGACGGTCAAAGCAGTCGATTTGAAAGACGCTGATATTGATGTCAGCCGTATTGCAATTGGAAAGCAAACGCACATTTTCTCTGCACCGCATGGTGTAGATACCTGGTTGCTGTGCTCCAAGCTTGTTGAGCCGTTGGATTCGCCGGATAAAAAGGAGTTTACATTTGGCACTGAGTTTTCCAGCATCAGCGACCTGCAGGCTTTGAGTGCACGCAAAGCGTCCGATGCTTACGATTTGAGTCGATCGCTCAAAGGGTACATGTCAGGCTAATGAGACAGGAGGTGTTTTATGGATAAAACTTTTGATGAAGCCATTGCGGGAATCCGTAAGGCTGAGCGCGGCGTGGAAGTCCGTGAGGACATCGCACAGGGCATGGAGTACGTCAAGCAGTACGCCGAGGAAGTGACAGGCCAGCAGCAGGCTGCTTTGCAAGCCGCTCAAACCGCTTCCGGAGCAGCCAGCACCGCGACGAAAAAGGCCGCAGCAGCTGCAGAGAGCGAAAGCGCCGCCCGGACCTCCGCCGCCGAAGCAGCCCAAAGCGAACGGTCAGCGTCCGCAGACGCAAAGAGCGCGGGAAGCTCTGCCGCTTCTGCTAAAGCTGAAGCGGACAGAGCTGCGGCCATCGTGAGCACCGACAAGACGCTAAGCGTCGAGGGCGCTCCAGCCGACGCAAAGGCTGTTGGCGATGCGCTGAAAGGCGTGATAAGCGCAGACGCTGTAAAGACCTTGATTGCAGACGCTCTGGCAGAAGACCATGCCAAAATCAAATTTTGGATTTCGGAAGACCCCACCAGCCCTGCCGCCCTGTTCGGCGGTGCATGGCAGGAGATTGCGCAGAACCGGGTGCTGATGGGTGCATCCTACGCCCACGCAGCGGGTACCACAGTCGAAGCCGGTTTGCCGAATATTACTGGCTCTGTTGTGCCTAAGTTGGCAAATACTTACAATTTATTCATTTCTGAAAGTGGAGCTACAATGACAGGCGCTTTCTATAACACAGGGGTATTTAGTTCTTATGGCGGTGCTGATGCTGCTGTCACCAATAGTGTCCCGAAAGATTTGTATTTCGACGCTTCCCGCTCGAATTCTATTTACGGACGCAGCAGCACCGTGCAGCCCGCCGCCTACTATGTGCACATCTGGCGGCGCGTGGCCTGAGAAAGGAGGTTTTGAACCATGAAGATCATTGACGAGAACGGTGCGGTCTTGGAAAACCCGGACCTGACGCTTGGGTATCTGACCACCAGCACCGAAGAAGTCACCCATCCCGCCGTAGAGGGCGTGGAGGAGCAGTGGCACTGGGAGACCGTGACCGAGTACCCCAACGGCGGTAAGGACGTGCAGAAGGTCGTTGACCGTCCGGGCGTGCAGGCGCAGGAGGAATGGGTGGAACAGGTGCCCATCCAGAAATACATCCGCTACACCGCCGAAGAGCTGGCCGCGCAGGAAGAAGCACGCAAAAAGGCCGAAGCCCGGGAGAAGCTGCCGGAGACGGTGGAGGCACTGCAAAAAGAAAACAAGATGCTCAAGCAATGCTTGCTTGAAATGAGCGAGATTGTTTATGCATAAAATCACACAAAGAATCGAAAGGATGGTATTTATGATGGCAATGTTATGGGCACAGGAAATTATGTCTGCTGAGACTATGGAGGACGCAAAGGCTCTGTATGAGCGCTGCCCTCGCCTGCTGAAGGAGAAGGTCAAGGCGATTCTCATCAAGAGCGGCTTTGAGGAGATCACGCAGTAAGGAGGACGCTATGGCTGAAATCATGGATGTGTCCCGATATCAGGGCACAATCAACTGGGAGAAGGTCAAGGCAAGCGGCAAGGTGGACGGCGTGATGATTCGCGCCATGGGCAACAGTGCAGCGGGCAGACCCAGTGCGCCCTACACCGACCCGCAGTTTGCCCGCAATTACAGCGAGTGCAAGCGGCTGGGCATACCCTGTGGCGTGTATGGCTACTTTAAAGCGGTCAACCGGGAACAGGCCGACAAGGAGCTGGCTTACTTCAAGAAGCTGCTCACCGGCCGGAGCTTTGAGCTGCCGGTGGCCGTGGACATCGAGGACGAGGTGCAGAAGCCGCTGGGCAAGGATGTGCTGACCGACCTGACAGCTTACATGCTGGGCACGGTGGAAAGCTGGGGCATGTACGCCATGCTCTACACCGGCCTGTGGTTTGGCAGCACCTTCTTGTACATGGGCGGCGCAGCCCTGAAGCCTTACGACGTGTGGCTGGCTGCCTACCGCACGAAGAAGCCCGCTCCCAGCTGGCCCTTTGGCATGTGGCAGTACACCAGCACGGCGCGTGTACCCGGTGTGGCCACTAACGTGGACATGTCCCACGCATACAAGGACTATGCGGGTATCATCAGCAAGAAGGGTCTGACCCGTCTCCGGGAGGGTAAATGACCGAAAAAGAAGCTTTACTGTGGGTGCTGGGCATTCTGGGCAGCCTGTGCGCTGCGGTCATCACCATCGACAAGGTGTTGGACATCATCCACAAGTACGTCAAAAATGCACAGGCCCCAGACGATGCGCAGAACAAGCGAATGGATACGCTCGAAAAAAGACTTGGCGTGCTGGAACAGGGACAGCTTCAGCACGCACAGGCCCTTGCAAGAGACCTGCGCCGCTTTGACGGCCTCGATGAAGAAATGCGTCTCGTACTCGTTGGCGTACAAAATCTTTTGGATTCGCAGCTGTCCGGCAACAACCGCGAAGGTATGCAAAAAAGCAAATTCGATATTAACAACTACCTACTGAAAGGAGTAACAAATCATGGAAGCAATGTTTAACTTTATCCCCGCACCCATCGCACTGGTACTGATGCTCATCGGCTTTGCCGCGCTGGCCGTTGGTGCCATCCGGCTGGGCTACAAGCAGTACGTCAAGCAGTGGGCACTGGAGCTCGTGACCATCGCCGAGGACAGCATCATGGGCAGCGGCCAGGGCGCAAAGAAAAAGGCGCAGGTCTTTGCTGCGCTGCGCGGCGCACTGCCGGACTGGCTGAAGCCTTTCATCACGGATGAAGTGCTGGACAGCGTGATTGAAAAGGCCGTCAGCATGATGAAAAAGGCACTGGCAGAAAAGAAGCCTACCATCAACAAGGGGTAAATTTATGATTGAGCTAAGCGTATCTCTTGCATCTTCCGGCGTGGTCAAAGTGCCCGGCTATGAGCAGCTGGTGCGCTTTGGCTACACCAAGAACCGGGGCGTGTACAGGCTTGCCGTCAGTGCCACTGGCGAGTGGGAAGGGCTGGCTATCCGGGCGTTCTGGCATGTCCCGGACGGCAAAGACCCGGAATCCTCGCTTGTGGTTGACGGCTATGTGGACGTGCCCGCCAGCGTGACCGCACAGCCCGGCAATGGCTGCGTCACCTTTGAGGGCAGCGACGGCACCAAGACCGTCACCAGCGCAGACCTGCAGTATCGTGTCAGCGCCAACAGCGGCACGGAGGACGGCACCATGCCGGAACCGGGTACCCCTGCATGGCAGCAGCTGGTGGATGCCGTGCACACTGATGCCGCCGCCGCAGAGCAGGCTAAGACCGATGCGCAGACGGCAGCACAGCAGGCTGGGGTATCTGCCAAAAAGGCTGGACAGGCCCTTTCTGACACCATCACCGCCAAAGAGGACGCACTGAAAGCCATCGGTGACAAGCAGACTTCTGCCACGCAGGCTGTGGACACAGCCCGGGACAAGGCCATCAAGCAGGTGGAAGCCTCCACCAAAGCCGCACAGACCGCCGCCAGTGAAGCCGCCACCAGTGCAGGCAGTGCCAGCCAGAGCGCTCAGGAAGCCGCTGACAGCCTGCAGGAGCTGAAGGACGGCATTGCAGCTGGTGATTTCAAAGGCGAGAAGGGCGACCCCGGCCCTGCCGTAGCACTGGACACCACCCTCACCCACGAGGGCGAAGCCGCTGACGCAAAAGCCACAGGTGACGCGATCAGCGCAGTAAAGGCGTGGCAGAACGTCCTTGTGGGCACTGAGACAGGCAACCCGCTCAGCGTTGATGACGCCTTCGCTGCGCCCTTGTGCGGACTGACCGTGTACGGTAAGAGCACGCAGGACGGGACCCCCACGCCGGATGCACCCGTGCCTATCGTGAGCGCTGGTGACAGTGGGAGCGTGGCGGTGACATTGAGCGATGGAAACGGCAAAACGCAAACTCTCACCCTGCCCACACCCAACGGCTTACCCGGCATCCCTGTCACCTCTGGCGGCAACTACACTGACAAAAGCGGCCAGCAGTGGGTGTGCGACGAGGTGGACTTGGAGAGAGGGGTGAAGGTGCAAAAAATTGGCAAGGGGCGAGTTAGCACAAGCGATGGTGATGTAAATGAGCAGTATCGACTGGCTTTAGATGTTCCGGGAAATGAAGGAAAAGAGGGTTCTTCTCCGTGCTTTATAAGCATAACGCCTTTTACATCGTGGACTTCCTGCGTTGCGGGCAGTAAGCTGTATCTTAAAAATATAGCAAAATCTGAAGGCAGTTTTTATACTGCAGAAGAGCTGAAAGCCTTAGCTATTGACGTTGATTTTGTGTATCAACTCGCCACACCCATCGAAACCCCACTCACCCCTGACGAAATTGCCGCCTACAAAGCCCTCACAGCGTACGGCCCTGACACGGTGGTGCAGGCGGGTGACGGTGCTGGAATCCGGCTGGAGTATCAGAGGGATGTGAACATCGCAATCAAACGCATTGAGGACGCCATTGCGTCCATGACTACCACATAAGGAGGTACTTATGGCAATTAAATCCAAAGCACGGCATGATCTGACCCTGCGCTCCATCAAACGGGAGATTTCCGCAAGACGCGACGTGGCATACTGGCTGGACAGAGCATACGTCCATCTGGACAGCGGCCTGCTGACGGAGGACGACATCGCAGAGGTGGAGGTTCTGGCGCAGGCGTACTACGATGCGCTGGATGCTGAGGACAAGGCGAACGCTGAGGAAATTACACTGTAAGGAGGATATCATGGCAAGCACTACATACCACCATCTCGGTGACGTCACCGAGATGTACGCCGCACAAGAGCAATTTCGGCACGTCACGAAAATGGTGACAAAACGTCACCGGTTTGCCGTGCTTGGCAATATGGTGCGCAACGCCGGGCAGTTGCCGCAGCCCTTCTGGCTCGGTGCTGCCTGTGGCGGCGGCTCGTGTAGTCTTTCCGCCAGCGTTGCAAGGGCTTAATGCAGAACAGATAAAAGCTGTGATAAAACGTGCGCCGCTTGGGAGGTATGACCGGAAAATCGCCCGGTTGCGGTACGTTGACCAGCTATGCCAAGTTGATATTGCAGCGCGTGTGCCGTATTGTCGGACATCAATCGGCAATAGGCTGAAAATTATTGATAAAATGCTAGATGTGTGATATAATAATTTCGTCTAGGGATTAGTTTTGAGCTTTTGCTCTGACAATTCAAAAGCGGCAGGCTTTCGGGTCTGCCGCTTTTCTTTTTGCACGAATTGTGGTATAATATTTACAGACAATTCATCTAATGAATTGCTGGTGTGGTCTGGCCTAAAAATTTCTGTCAGCACAAGCGCACAGCTTACGAAATTTAGTCTCCTGCACGCCTACTCACAGTGCGTACCATGCGGGAGACGCCTTTAGACTTGAAAGGCTACGGCCTTTGTAGAGAGTGGCATTGCCTGTGGGCAGTTCCGCTCTTGATTTTAGACTTTGCCGTTTCGGCGGCATAAAAAATTCCCCACTTTGCCTACAAAGTACCCCGAGCGAAACGCAGGGCTTCGGCAAAGCGGGGGATTTTTTTGTTTTACAGAAGGCTATAGTGCTCAGCCAGCAAAAAGCGGACGTACGCCGGGCACGCACGCTTTTCGCCGCACCAGTCCTGCACGGTCCGTAGCGGGATGCCCGCCCGCTTTGCAAAAGTGGTCTGAGACAGACTGGTGCGGGCTACCAGCTCACGCATTGGAAGATGAGCTAAATCCCAGATGGTGGACAGCCTTGCCTTCTCGGCATCCAAGTCGATGCAGCCGGAAGCGTCATCCGGGACGCTAAGAGTGATGTTGTTGAGGAACGCTGCCCTGGATGCTTCCGAATCGGCAGCCATAATAAAGAGTTCAGCAGTAGTATACATAGTCTTCTCCTTTTTAAATCTCCCCGGTCGATGTTCGCACATCGGCTGGGGACTTTTCTTTACTCCATATCTTCCAGAGCTTCAAGATACTTCGGGTAAAGATCTTCCACGACGGCCTGTCTCTCAACGTCGTCCAGATTGCCGTTCATGAGTGCCTTGCCCTCTTCATCGGAGAGTTCGATGCCGGTAGTGACCATCAGGTCGCGAGCGTCCAGATGAGAGGTCTTGACGTCGCCATCATCGGTGAGGTGCGCGTAGATCATCCAAACGCCGTTGTCGTACTCGATTTCTGTGCCGGTGGCCATAACCTTGGCTGCAAACTCGTCAGCAGTAAGCTTTTTCATAATTGTTGCCTCCATGTGTTTGTTCGGGGTCTTTCACTGTCTTTATTATACACGCATTGCGTGCAATTGTCAAGACTTTTTTGAAAATTTTATACGCGTTGCGTGCAAATTCTTGAGTGCCCATACAGCCCTGTGCTGTGTGGCGCTTTTCTTTTTTGTCCTTCGTTGTGCGTTCGTTGTCTCTCACGGAGATTTAAAAAAGTACACTGGGCGCAAAGGGAGGGTGCACCATGTGGCACAGGTTTAATCCAAACCCGCGCGGGAGCAGCGTCGGGGACTGCGTAGTGCGGGCGGTAGCTGCGGCCACCGGTCAGAGCTGGGAGCAGGCATATATTGCGCTGGCGCTCACCGGCTACGCCCTCGGCGATATGCCCAGCGCTAACCGCACATGGGGCGCGTATCTTCAAAAACAGGGCTACAAGCGCCGCATGGTGGAAGCAGACTGCACCACCTGTTACACCGTGGCAGATTTTGCCCGGGAGTATCCGCGCGGCGTGTATGTACTGGGCTGCTCCGGCCACGTTCTGACCGTGATCGACGGCGCGTGGTGGGACAGCTGGGACAGCGGCGCAGAATGCCCGATCTACTACTGGTACAAGGAGGACTGATCCATGCCGATCTATAACGGATACCCACAAGTGCTTTACCCGCAACAGCCGCAGGGGCAGCTTGAACAGCTCAGGGCAGCACAATACCAGCCCCAGCCCGTCATGATGCCGACAATGCAGGGACAGGCCGCACCGACTGACAGCGGCTTTATCTGGGTGCAGGGCGAAGCAGCAGCCCGTGGCTATCTGGTCGCCAACGGGAGCCGGGTGCTTTTACTGGATGCTGATTCCGATACCTTTTACATCAAAGAAGTTGGGCAGGACGGCAGGCCGTTCCCGCTCCGCATCTACGATTACAAGGAGCGCACCAGCGGTCCCAAAGCGTCGATCGCAGCCACGCAAGCCGCAGGCGGGGAGTATGTCACCCGCAAGGAGTTCGAAGCGCTGGCGGCAAAGCTGGCGGCGTTGGAAAAGCAGGAAGCACCAGAGCCGGAAAAGGAGGGCTAAACGATGGGCAGCAGCTTGTTTAATTCGATGGGCCGACAGGCTCAGAACCCTATTGGCGGGCAGTTCCAGCAGTTTATGGGCCAGATGCAGGGAAAGAACCCGCAGGAGATGATAAACCAGATGCTCACCTCCGGCCAGCTCTCACAGCAGCAGCTCAACGCCATTCAGCAGCGGGCGCAGCAAATCGCGCCGATGCTCAACGGCATGAAAAATATGTTCGGATTCTAAAATGCGGCCGCATTTAGAATAAATTTCAAAATCTAACGTAAAGGAGTAAAACTATGTCTCTTTCTTCTGATAGCACGGTTCTGACCATGCCGGTACAGCCCGCCAACGGTTACAGCAACGGCCTCAATGGCTGGGGTGGCGACTGGATGGGCTGGATCGTCCTCTTTCTGATCTTCGGCATGTTCGGCTGGGGCGGCATGGGCGGCTTTGGCTGGGGCGGCGGCATGGGCGGCGCTTCGCCTTATATGACCAGCGCCGTCACGCAGGCAGACCTGCAGCGCGGCTTCGACAACCAGAGCGTCATGAACAAGCTGAACGGGCTGGAAAGCGGCCTGTGTGATGGCTTCTATGCCATGAACACCGGGATGCTTCAGGGCTTTAACGGCGTGCAGCAGGGCCTGAACGGTGTCACCAACGCCATGCAGCAGGGCTTCAACGGCACCAACGTTGCGCTGATGCAGGGTCAGAATGCTCTGGCTACACAGCTGGCAGACTGCTGCTGCAAGACCCAGACCGCGATCCAGGGTGTCAACTACAATCTGGCCACTCAGGAGTGCGACACCCGGAACCAGATGCAGCAGGGCTTCTGCGCAACGCAGAACGCCATGAACAACAACACCCGGGACATCATCGAGAATCAGAACAGCAACACCCGCGCGGTGCTCGACTTCCTGACCAACGATAAGATCGCCACCCTGCAGAGCGAGAACAACGAACTGCGCCGGGCTGCTTCTCAGGATCGCCAGAGCGCGTTCCTGACCACCGCGATGAACGCACAGACCAACCAGATCATCGGGACTCTGCAGCAGAAAGCTCCCGTGCCTGCCTATCAGGTGCCCAACCCCAATGCCATTTACTATGGCTGTGGAACCGGCTGCGGCAGCTGCGCATAACCGAATCACGACAGCTTTTTGAGTGGTTGTTTCCAAAATGGAAATGTCCACATCAAAATGTTCAGCCCCTGAGCTGATTTTGTAAACCAGAGCGCCGGGGCAAAAGTCCCGGCGTTTTTCTATGAAAGGAGCCGATAAAATGGCTGAATTTAGCAACTCCAACACCGTCATCGTGGCGGCGGGTGAAAACCTTCCCCTGACCGAGACCGCAGTGAAAGCCCCTGCTTGCATCGTGCACCGTGAGGGAAGCGGCCTTGTGACCTTGCGCGGTCTGACCAGCGGGCAGTGCAGGGCCCGCTTCAAGGTAAGCTTTGGCGGCAATATCGCCATTCCCACCGGCGGCACTGTGGGACCTATTTCTGTGGCGCTGGCTGTCGGCGGTGAGCCGCTGACCAGTGCGACAGCCATTGTCACCCCGGCGGCGGTCGAAAATTACTTCAACGTTTTCGTGGCTGCGTTCATCGAGGTGCCGCGTGGCTGCTGCGTGACTGTGGCGGTTAAAAACACCAGTACGCAGGCAGTCAGCATTGCAAACAGCAACCTGATCGTTGAGCGGGTAGCATAAGAAAGGAGATAAAGTCATGCTGGATAAACTGAATCATCTGAAAGATGAGATGTGCGACGAGCTCATGGAGCTGACCGACAAAAAGAACCGCTCTCCGGGCGATGTTGAGATGATCGGCGAGATCGTGGACATCATTCTGGACATCCACCGCATCGAGGATTACTGCGAGGGCGGCGAGTACAGCCGAACAGGCGAGTGGGAAGCTGACATGCGCGGGACTTTCGGCCGCGATGCCGGAAACGGTTACAACCGGGGCAACAGCTACGCCAACCGGGGCCGTCACTATGTCCGCGGGCACTACTCCCGTACGGATGGCCGTGAGCGTATGATCTCCGACATCGAGGACATGATGCAGGAAGCCACCGGTGCAGAGCGTGATGCCTACAAGCGGGCGGCAGACATCCTGCGGAACGCATAAGGAAGGAGGACGGCAGGCATGGATATTGACGAGATCAACGAGCATATCCGCAAGCTCAAGTGCGAGGAAACCAGCTGGCAGAGCGTCAACAAGCTTGCCGCCCTCTGCACTGTGCGGGACGAGCTGGAAGAAAAGCAGGCACCTGAAACGCAGACCCAGGCATTGCCGCCCACGGATTACCGGGCGGCGTACTCCACAGCAGCGGAACCACAAAGCGACTTTGTGGCGGCTGCCAGCTCTGTTCCTTTCGGCGGTCTGATGCAGGTGCTTGACGAGCACATGAAGGCAATAAAGCTGGTGTACCCGAAAGAGTATGAGCTCGTAATGCGAAAGATAAGCGACTTGTAAAAAGACATAGAATGTGCTATTTTTACATAGCCTTCAACGTTGGGGCACGAGACGCATAATCTAACAATAATCCAACAAATCAATGATTATTTACATTAACACGTCAAATAAACTTGATTTGTAATCAGTGGGTTGCAGGTTCAACTCCTGTCACCAGCTCCAAAAAGCCGCTCAGGAACGTTGATTTCTGGGCGGCTTTTGCTTTTGTACTTTTGCTTTCGGCACAAAAATCCAAAAATTCCGCAAAAGATGTTGACAAACTACCATCCGGGTGGTAATATATACAGGCAATCCATGGACTGCAAAAACTGAATATGGGCGTGTTCCCGAGTGGCCAATGGGGACAGACTGTAAATCTGCTGCT